AATCAATTGTTTCTGAAGTGCAGGGGTCAATCCTTGGGAGAATGCGTTTGCTTGGCTGAGCGGGCTTTCGCCACGTTGAGGTGATATAGTAGCCATAGATCTCGGCTTCGCGGCATTCGCTTGGATCTTCGCACGGTCTTGTTGATAGACATCTTCAACATGTATACCAAGGTTCTTGATGATTGTATAAGCAGACGAACCAGTAGAATAAAGATCATTATTCGCACTTAGGGTTTGATAAATTTCTGGATGTAACTCTTTCAAAACGGCAACATTTTCAGGCGATACTACTTTCTCAAAGTCAGGATGTTTCGTTCTTAACATGGCCTGAGCTTGGGCAGTAACTGATTGCTGCTGATAGCTTTTTAAAGTTTCTTCCATCTTGCGCATCTTCTGCTGCATCTTATTCAGGTGCTTACCTTCAGCAAGTTCATCTGGAGCGATATTAATATCATCAGCTTCTGCGCGGGCTCGAGCTTCTTCTGCCGGATCGTAGTTAGTAACTAGTGTTTCATCGCGCCATTTTTTGGATGCAGCTTCTCGTTCTATCTGCTGCAAGCGTTGCATTGCTTCATTGCGCTCTTGCTCCATGCGCTGCGCTTTATCCATCAATACCTTAAGACGCTTGTCCATTCTTGGTGTTGTTGGAGTTGTTTCTTCTTTAACCGGTTCAGGTGCTTGGGTTTCAGTAATTTCCTGGTTGTTTTGTACATCAGCAACATCAACTGCAAGGGTTTCTAGTCCCGTCGCTTGTATTTCTTCAGGCGCTGCTTGAACTTCAGGGGCGGCTGCTGCTGGCTGCTCTTCAACAAATTTTGGCTCTTCTTTAGGGGCAATAGCGCGGCCGTCGCGATCATATTTTATATCAAATGACATAGTTCTCCTTTAATCTTCCGGGTTATTTATTTCTGAATAATGCGTAAATCTATTTAAAATATTGTCCGCATAATTAACCTGAACATCTTTATCACATGATTCCAGTTTGTACCATTCATTAGATTCCGTATCAAAATAAACGAAATCTTTATCGATAATGCACTTTAAAGAAAGATCTTTAATTGTATAAGGACCATAATAACAAACTAATATCCTAGTCCCGTCTTTTGGAATCACATCAATATTTTCTAATTTTTTCCAAATAATCATGCATTCCTTAATTTACTACCATCTCAGGTTCTTTTTGTTGGATTATGGTTTGTTGCGCAATGTTCCATCGGTTACAGAGTTCTCTCAGCTTACCAACAGCAAAAGCAACCACAAAGTTGAGTAATTCTTTCTCTTCTTCTACCACTTCTTCTCTATGTTGTATCAGATAACGCGCCGTTTCTTCATCAGGCAATGTCCAAACAAATTCTACTTGATCATTACTTCTATTATAACGGAATACGCTTTGGTCATATTCTGGCAATGGGCATAGTTTTTGGGTATAGAAAGAGAATCTATGTTGTGTGAATTCTTTGTTATCTTCTGATTCTACATGCACGTTCATGACCTTTATATAAAAGGTGCCTTCGTGCTCTTCGCATCCGCGGTCAATTGCCTTTATCAGGCTTGGCATATATTCTTCAAGCTGGGCATTGGCTACTTCTAAAACAGGAACCAATATTTCTTGGTTTGTATCTATATTTTGTTCCATAATCACTCCTTATGCCAGTATTCTAGTATAAAAATAAGAAAAAATCCCCTCCTGGGGATGAATCAGGAGAGGACATGAGCGAGTATAACCAATCAATATTCGCTATGAATTTTAACAACCCCCAGAGGGTGACACTGGGGGTTGAAGGAGTAGTCATGAAGCCCCACTTGCAAAAGGACTCCATTTCATACATGAAGTTTTATTTCTTTTTCAGTTTCAATTTATGTTTATGCTTTGGTGTTTCTTTCTTATCTTTCTTTTTATGTTCTTCTTTCTTGTGCTCTTCTTTTTTATGCTTCTTCATGGTGTGCTTAATCTCTTTGCCTTCTTCTTTGCGGCCTTCAGAATAAGCAATTGCCACAGCTTGTTTTGGGTTTGTTACTTTTGGTCCCTTTTTAGAACCAGAATGTAGCTTACCTTCTTTGAACTCTGTCATTACTTTGCCCATTTTTTTCTTGAGCTTTGTTTTTTTAGCTTTAGCCATTTTATTTCCTAACTATTTTACTCGAGCGGTTTCTTCATACAGCAAACGCTTATTAATATATTTTTGCATAGGCGATCTTTTGAATGCAATATTCTGTGGCACGCCTAATATTTTATAAGCGATCTTCTTAGCCTTGTTTTGTGGTCGTGGCATTGCAGGCATTAGAACCTCCTATAGATTTCATGGCGCTTCATTACTGTTGCGTCATCTTCTGGTGATTCATTAGAACCACGTATACTATCATCAAGATACGGTGTTGTATAATAACCAGCCTGCGGGTATTCATGATGCTGCGCTTGTCGCGGTAGATTAGCCATCGCTTGGCGATCTTCACGGATCATGCCGCCGTCACCAATCTCTTGGCGTCTGCGCGGATCAACACCGGCATACATTTCATTACTTAAGTCACGCGTGCGGTCAAAGGTGCGTTGATCTCTGCGTTGTTCAAGTTGATACATGGCAGAATATTCTGCACGCACTTCGTCACGACGAATCGCTCTTTCTTGGCTACGTGCCTCATATTGAGATTCTGGCATGTAGTCATAAGACATATCTCGGCGCGGTTCATCGAAGTCTTCACCTCGGTTACCCTTCGCGCGAACATATGAATCTTTTCTTGTCTTTGCCATTGTTTCTCCTAAATCAGATCTTTCCAGTTCTGTTTTCTTTTAATTGCTCCAATTGTAGTAGGAGCAACTCTGAAATCTTTAGCAATTCTTGTTAACTTAACATCCGCAGCAATAAGTTTTCTAATTTCTCTAACCTGATCTTCAGTTAATTTAGCGTTCGCAGATTTCTCTCCGTACATTCCATTATCCTTATGCATTTTAGAGATATTCTCTTCAATAGTTACAAATCTACAATTGGATGGTTCATAGTTTTTATTAGAATCGATTCTATCCATAACTAATCCATCCTTCCAACCATTATCTAAGCACCATTTAAAAAAAGAAATATAATCATTTTTCCATTCATCACACATTTTGATGCCTTTGCCTTGATAATATGGATAATCAATAGCAGAAGCATTGTAACATCTCGTCATGATTCTATATCTTAATTGATAAATTGGATGCTTAGTGGTAATTGCATATTCAATACCATTGCTTATTACTTTGTCTGTAAGTTTTTTCCCTTGGGCCATAATTACCTTTCAGTATATATAGCCCAAGTTTACTTTAAATCGCTAAAAATGTCAAAGATGCCACTTCTTCTGGATTAAACTTTCTTGGGAAAAAAGTGAGCACGACGTTGTGAATCGTCATAATCCATTTGACGGTCAACACCATTCAGTGTGTCATCAAGGCCTTCTGGAAGATAAGGTCCAGTTTTTGGATACGCCTTGATCATCACTTCTTGTGGTAAGTTAGCAATGGCGCGGTGATCTTCATAGATCATTTCCGGCGTTTCCAATCCACGGCGCATTTCAGTTGGCATCCCTGCGTACATTTCTGCACCGGTAGAACGCGTCATGTGTCCATCGCGTGAATTTTGTTGGTGTTTTTTTTCATCATTAAACTTGTCAGCGCTGTGCCGTAAGTTACCTGATTCAGATGAATATTTACGTTTTGCCATTGGATGGCCTTTCTGTAGAAACTGCAGACCAACTGTCGACAGATTGTCGGCGGTTGCTGCAAGGTTAATGCCTCTAACTACAACCCAGAACAATTCCTGGGCAGCTTGAGCTTTCTATTGCTTTGGAGCTTGGCTAGCTTGCGCTGCCGCTTCTGCTTGCTGACCTAAAGCAACTAATTTTTCAACTAAGGTTATAACATCCGTAATATTGGTCGGGTTAATAACGCCGGCAATTGCTTCAATAAGTGCTAAGAATTGCATACTATGCTCCTTGTGGTTGCTGTAGACCTTCAATTGCGTTACCAGCTGGTCTATTTGAGCTGGTTGGTGTATTTTTAACCGTAGAAGATCCAGAAGTACCCTGATTTTCAACCATATTTCCATTTTCTATCATCGCCTCTTGTGCTTTTATCGCATGGGATAATGATATTAACTCCTTAATATGATTTATATCCATGCCTTCAATTTCTTTCAGCGCTTTAATAAGATCCAAGAAGCCAGCATCTCTGTCTTTCTCAGCAGCTGCGCGCCGCTCAACAGCCAATGCCTCATTCTCTTGTACCCGCGATACACGCTCAAGACCAAGCCCGCGATCTGCAATGGCTCTCGCCTGATTAAGTTCTGCACGCGTTTGTATTTCTTGCATCTCAAACTGAGCTTGCTGTTGTTGCTGTTGCATTGCTGCTTGCTTCTGCTTCTGCATGTTTTCGATGATCTTCTTCTTACCTTGCATAGTTGCTGCTTCAAGCAAGTCCTCATCACTAATTGGCACACCAACTTCCCGCAATTGTAACATCTGCGCAAACTGCATTTGCTTCTGCGTAGAAGTATTCAGTCCCTCTTCAACAACAGCGTTATATTTCCCAAATGCTTTGTTATAGAACTGTGGTGTTGGTTGTTCGCCTTCAAGAATCTTTTGGATCTTACCAGGAGCAAAGTTAGCCTGGACTAAATCTATAATAATCTTGCCGAGCAACTTCTGTGCATAGTCCAAGTTATCAAAGAGGCCCTGAAGCGTTGTAAGGCCGGCGCCTTGTCTGAGCATAGAAAGGACGCCGGCTTTATCATCCATTGCTGAGCCGAGCAATTCTTCATTGACGCCCGAGATCTCAAGCATTTCTTTGCCTAAGATTTCAGAAAGCTGGATAGTTGTTGGCGGAATAACTGGCGATTGTATTTGTTGCACATCAGTCATCTGTGCTTCATCTTTAATAAATAATACGCGGCCTTGGCCTTGGAGGAATGCATCTTTGGGGTTAACCATCGCATTCTCTTTTGCAATCCAACCGGAATTAATTTGTGACTCGAGAATATCGAGTTCAATAACTTTTCTGCGATTATAAAGATATTGTGGATCACGCAAATTGGTTACTACTGAAGTTATACGCCACGGGAAATAGGGCATCTCTGGTCGGTAATAAGAGAACACCGGCACAAAGGGATAACAATCTATACCCATCGGTTGTGGGCCATGGTACATAACTTTACCAGATACGACGATCGCTAGGCTTACGGTCGGTATTTCCTGCTCGATCATGGTCACTGATGGGTATTGTTTTAAGAATGCTTTAAGGCGCTCTTCATCTTGGCCTTTCCATTCTAATGTTTCACCCGTCTGGCTATCAACCATTACTTTTTGTGTTCTAAAATCTCGGTAATAATATTCATCGTAGGTCAGTAAGTTCTTGAGCCCATAGTTATATGACTCAGGCATAAACTGGAACTTGCCATCACGGGCGAGTCCAGAATCGTTGCCCTGTAGACCAAGTATTTCTTCTGTATGGTCTGGCAGTAAAGATATAATCTCGCGCTTTGTTAGAAACTTGCGACGCCAGATAGAATTACAATCTGATAGATCGGGCTTCCGGAAATATGGATCAATGAGAAAAGAGTTATAGGAGCAATGATCCACACGAACGTTGCCGCTAATAGGATCTGAACGATAGTCGACATATACCTCCAACAAGTTCATACCCGCAATAAGAGATCCTTCAAAAGCAGATGATATGGTTTCAAGCACACCATCTTGCTGATTGATCCACATCATTATCTTTGTGAATTGATCTGCCGTTTCTGCGTCACCATTCTCGTACGGTGTTACTATGGTTGATTTGCGATTGCGCCGCTGGTGGCCACTGATCATATTGATTACGCGTCGTATTCTATTAAAGTTAAATTGCCTGCGGCGATTAGCACTTAAGTTCCCATAGAGATCGTTCCAAAGCGTTTGATCGCCCGATTCAAAACGATGGTTCGTATCGGCTTCACTCCAGAACGATTGATTGATAGTGACCGCTTCAGCATAGAACGTTTCCATACGATTAAGTATGGCTTTATCACGTTCATTATAATACTGCGGCCCTAATTGAGGAAACAACATGCTTCACTTCCTTTAGGTAAGAACTCTCTGTGTTATTTTAAGAATCCCCGCCTTCAATAGCAAGAGTTTTATTTTCTTCATTGATTTCGTATTCATCAGAAACTATTTCTAATGTAGCGCTGTCAGGCTTATGTCCGTGATGCAATAACACTTCAACAATAAGATTGCGTGGCGTCCATAGTGATTCTGCATTCAATGTTACATGATCTACAATATCAGCTACATGGTCTTGTAATAAAGCGCGGAGCAATTCTTTTCGTTTGATGGTTTGTTGTTCTTTGTCTTCAAGAAGAAATACCGATTCAAAGTTGTATTTATGATTCTTGAATTGTACATCAAAGTTCACATCGTCTTGGCTAAGTATTTTATCTAAGTATTCATGCAGCTCAGCAATATGCACATAAAGATCAAGTAAGTTCATTCTATTACCTTATCGGCTTGGGGTTTAAAACAGAATGCTGCTTTGCCATTTAATACGGGGCAATCAAATATCTCACAACTTCGTTCATGAGATACCATGGCTTTGGCTTGCATGGTTTGTTGTTGTTGTTCTATTTGATCATAGATGCGTCTACGTAATTGTTTGTCTGCTTGCAATTGCGGGTCTTCTATAACATGCAATGTCTTCATAATTATCCTTTTAATAACATCAAAAACACAATGATATAACCTGCATTGGCTGACCCGATAAGTTTATATAATAAATAGGTCAAAGCCGCGCAGGCTGCAATATATACCATTTCAATCAGAATATCATTCATAATCAGATCATGTCCTCTTTAGAAAGGGTGGTTAGGTATATCGTCTCTAAAGAACCCAGCGGAAGGCCCGGAGTTGCCGTACAAAGCTTCATTTCGCTGCCTATCAATATCCGCCTGCGTAAGACCGTCTGCCGTCTTGGGCAATGATACACACAGATAGCGCATAGCATCACTAAAATGAGAAGACCAATCATGGAGCGGCTGGCTCTTATATACTTTCCGTTTAACATCAAACTCCTGACGATAGTTCTCTAAAGCTTTAATGAGCGGCAAGCAGGTAACTTCATCTATCCATATCTTGCCCAAAGCAGAACGCACAGCCTCGATGCCATCTTCCACTAGAACATTGTTGGCCATCGTAAACTTAACTCCCAATTGTCGGGCTTTCTCAATCCGTGTAATCCCAGAACCAAACTCGAGGACGGCCATGTCATGAGGACAAATGTGCTTACCATAAGAATATGGCTTGCTTTCGAGTATTTTAACATAATGCTCAAGGCCCTCTTTGCTCTTCTCATAACAATCGATAATGCGTATGATTTGTCCCACAACTTGGAAGAAGATAATGGTCGTAGAGTCTCGCGTTCCAATATCCCATGCGGTATGCACTTTAAATGATGATTCCCAGGGCACCATACCAATCTGGCCACGTACGCGCATTCTATCCAGATATTTAGCGTAATATGATCCCTCAACGCCCATGGTGAATGATGTGTAGTATTCTTGCTGGATAAGATCATCAGATATAAGCCCTTCAGCTCTATCTTTTTCAATCTCAGACAACGGAATATGCATGGTATCTTCAACGGTCAGCTTTAAGCAATACCAGTTCGGGTTCTGTCGAGCGATCTCATAGAGCTCCCACAAATGGTTCTTACCCCGGGGTGTAGAGATAAAGAGCGCAATTCCATCATTAGCTGCAAGAATCGGGCGTATATATTGGTAAGCGCGTGGATCTTGTAAGGCATACTCCGAGAATACACAGAGCTGCGGGTTAGTTCCCATCAAGCTGTCATAGTTGTCAGATCCCACAAGCTGAAGTAATGAGCCGTTTCTAAATCGTATCTTCATCTCTTGACCGTTCTTGGAATCTATCACTTCATTAGGGATATAATCTAAAATACGCTCGCCAGAGTTTGTAACAGAATCCCAGATCACTTTCTTTGCCTGGCTATAGGTCGGGAATATATAATACACTACGCAGATCTTGCGCAGGCATTGCCGTATGCATAAATTCCAGGCTGTAATATCTTTACCTGCACGTCGTGGAAGTATAGCCAACACGCGCTTATAGCCTTTATTCTCAATGGCATCAAGGATTGGAAGTTGATATTCCCGGGGCTTAAAACGATTGAGTTTTATCTGGGTTTCTACGTTCAACAATATATTCTTCTCCTACAATCTTATCGCCAGGTGCATTGATTGGTATATTAGCTGCGGCTCTTCGTTTTGCCCAATATAGCCTTTCGGCTTCTTCTCGTTTTGCGATCTCTAAATAAATATCAGCACAAGGGCAATCTGAGCAACCTTTCGCGAGATCGACTTGATTTGGCAGCGGAGGTGGGTTATCTTCCGTGTATTTATCGGGAAACATCCATAGAATAGACCAATTACCATTATTCATTTCCATAGACCCAGGGCATTCTTTATAAGAAGAGATAAGTTCAACTTCTTTGCCGTCTGTATGCCATATCTCGCATTTAAGATACGTATCATAAGCATCTTCATCATGGAACTCTAGCCATGTATCAAAAATTGCATAAGGATCAATCAACTTTTTCATTCTTACTCACTAATTTAAATCTACATTCATTTCTTCTCAACTTTCCATCGTTCATTCTTGCTCTACCAAAACTTTCAATTTATCTAAATCTTCTAAGGCTAATTGTATTAATGCTTCACGGTCTTGTGATCTGTAATGATCATTGTCTCCTATAGCACGCAGGAGAATTTTGACCTGATCTATAATCGCAAGTTTATATACGCTATTCATAGTTTCTCAATCTTCCATTCTGGTTTGTTCGGGTCATCGCTCAATTGGTCTTTCCGTATACAATCTCGCCCTTCTTCCATAAATCCCAGTTAATTGGTGGAGGGGTCATTCCGCTGTTATTCAGGGGAACAACTGCAACGGGAACTGCTTTTGAATATTCATCTACCGGCACATTCTTTCCCCATTCTAATGCAGCTGCTTTAAATTCTATTGCTTGTTGATTTTCAATAGCTATTTGTTCTTTGCATTTGCGTTGTTCTTGCTTGATGCGCTTCAATAGCTTTGCTTGCCTCTTTGGGCTTAGCTTAAAGAAAAACTCCGTTAGGACTATATGGGCATTTCTTGAAGTATGATAGCTTTGATAGCCATCAAGATAATAATATTGGTTCACTCTTTCTCTTCCTTAATGGTATGCAGCAAGCCAAGGTCTCTCGTTTCAATTCTTAGTTGGCGTTTGGTTTTATATTTAGGCTTTCGTTGGCCGAACAAGTCGCCTTTATGCTTCTTGCCGTTATGATATCGTTGGTAAAACCAAGAAACGAACTGTTCGTCTTGAGCAAAGTCTGCGCGCATGGTGTGTTTTTGTTGTGCAATAAGTGAATATGTTATTAACAGACAAAATAGTATCCGCATGGGACCTCCTTTGTAATTGAGATAACATATTCACTCTAGCACTATCACTCACCTTTTGGGAAATGATTCTCTTCAAACTTCATCTCTTGATGTGTCGGTGAAGGTGATGGCGTTGGCGGCGCATACATATACGGCGTCACATTCCTAGGCATAGCAAATGGCGCATGCGTTGCGTTATGCAATTCTTGTGCCTTACGTTCAACCAACTCTTTTTGTACGTTAGAAAGCGTTTGTGCCAGCTGTTCCAAGTTGGTTATATACACGGGCTGCGGCTTGCGTTCTTTGCTTAAAAACCAACAACAGCAACAGGCATCAGCTATCGATGTCATGAGCAATAGTAATAATAAGATCATTGTAGTTCTTTCCATAGAGCATATTCATCTTGCGCCAATTTCAACTGCGGCCCATCTTCAGTGCATTTACATTCAGTTGCTAGAATCTGCCCATTCTCAAAAACATAGTAACAGCTATTCGAATGTATGATCTTGCAGCCTTCTTGTGCTTCCAGTTCTTTTTGTTTCTCCATTTGCTCGCTCATTAATTCAGGCATTGGCACCCAATGCGTAATGTCTAATGGATAGTCATGTGCGTTAGATTTCTGCAATTGAATAAGCCTAAAAGTATCATCCGGCTCATAGTATAAAGCATGGTATTGATGGCTCGGTCGTTTGATATGCATAACCCAGCATTGTTGATAGTTGTCTGGTTTCTGTTTTTCTAATTTAATCCAATTCATTCTTTCCCCATTTGGTCTTTCTTATAATAGGGGCTACCAAATAAGATGTGGCATTCTCCACATTCATCAACGCATGTATGCCCCCATTTCTGCTTCGAATGATAACATTTGCCTTCTAAGCAACATATTCTTATTGGTGGCATTCTTTTTTGAAACTCTTTATAACTCATATGTCCCCAACATCGATTTTCCTTGGTGCAGCATTTCATTCGTCGACTTTCTTTTTAGGAACTAATCTCGATTCAGGAAATTGCTCCAATACCACCATAATATTTCCCTGGCCTGCGCCTTCTTCTTTCTTCGTAAGTCCTGCTTTCCAGGCAATAAAATCTTTCTCGCCTTGTTCATATCGCCAGAAAGTATGTCTGACTTGCTCACCATTAAGTTCGCCATCTTTTAATGTAGCGCCAATGTCTCGCTTATCCGCCAATGCATCAAGAACAAAGTCATAGGTCTCTTTCACTTCAGGATACTTTTCTACCCATTGATAGAGATATTTACTTGAGATTCCTTTTTCATTAAAGAATTGTCGAATTCTCAATGATCTTGGTTTTGGTAACCATTCAGTTCTCCATTCCTGCATTAATCTTTCAATTAATGCATATGGCGTTGGCTCTTCCCTGAAAAAGAATAGATCTGGATATAAGTTTGCTAGTTTTGTATGATGCAGCTTTTCCGTGCTATGTTTAGCAATTTTCTTTGCCATTAGAAACTTTCATATATATCTGGCAATAATGATGTATCTCTCGTGAACTCTGCATAGGGAGTTACTTGTATCAATGTGCGCGGTGTATTGCTGTATTTCTTCTTGGCAGTCATTGAGGCAATGCATGCATCATCTTTGTATAACACGTTATTACCACAATCAAATACAAACTTAATACAATTATCAAGATCAGGCTTTATATAATGTGGCCTGTTCTCCATCAATGCTGTTTGTTTTGCAGATGTCTTGGGTTTGGGCATAAAGAATATAAGATCGATATGCAATGGCCCCTCGAATAATGGCTTGTTGTAATGTTGATCTTGTAATTGCATTGACCATGCCAACTTTAACTGTTTTTGTGGGTCCCATGTCCTGCCACCGCCATGTCGTGGGCGTGCCAACGGGATGGGATCTCCCAGGATAATATATTCAGTCATGTTAGTCTCCAAAAAGATGGTGAGTATTGATGGGGTCATATTCATAGTCATCAATTTCCACATCAAATTCTGGAGCGATATTAGAATTTTTTATGGGTTCTTGCAAGATATCTGATTCAACTCGTGACGTTTTGTCACGGACTGAGTATTGCTTCACGGATGCATCAAACAACAAGGAGAGATATTCTCGCATTCCCTGGTCTTTCACATTGGCAAGACCACGTGCTTTCATCTCCGCTAATTCTTCGGGGCTTTTCTGCCATGATGCGGCAATGGTGTCATTATCTCGGGTTGGTTGTTGCTCGTCGAGATCAGTTATTTTCTGTGCTTGCTGTTGTAATTGGGTAAACAAACGTGCTTTGGCTTCAGAATTAGTTGTCATCTCGTACATATACTTCAAGTTGTTGTACTTGTGTTTCGCATATTCCATGCGAGATGGTTGTTCTTTTACCGATGGTTGAGTTGTTTTTTTAGAAAAAGTTGGGGTTTTAGCTTGACGTTGTTCTTGTTGCTTGCGGCATATCGCCTTAAAATACGCAACTGGATTAGCCACTTTGCCTGATTTCACTATTACTTTCCGGGCATAGTCGATTATCGGACCCGAAAAAACAGATAGTTCAAGCTTATCGTCAAACGTTAACCCAACTTCGGTGATGTTCTCAATGAACTCTGGTATCAAAATTGATGGCTTCATTACTTTTCCTTCTTTTTTTGACAAACAACGCGGCATAACCATCGGTTGTTCAACAGCCATTCGCCATTGGATTTGCTCCCACCGCTCTTTGTTCTTAAATGACTTGGTATCTTGGAAATCAACTCTGCTATTATTAAATATCTTCGTATTTATGGTGTCGCCTTGTTGAACTCCCGCATTAATTGAAAATAATACGAAGAAGCAAAAGTATTTTAATGCAGGAAGTAATTCTGAGAGATATTCTCTATAAGCAGGTATGAAGAATAGATCATTTAATTTATAGATAGATGTATTGCGATGACGATAATGTCGGTGAAGGAGCTGGTCTTTTTCTATTCTTTTCAGAAGTTTATTTGTGGTTTGGCGACATATGCCAACTTTATCGGCAATAGTGCTTTGAGATGGATAAACATGTTTATTAATATTTGCATATCCTATGAAGCTGTTTAGGATATTTATTTGCGATGGAGTATACCGAAGAAGCTTATTAAATAGAGAATCTCTCGTATAGATGGGCATAATCTTGCCCGGGCAATCGAAATTACATTTGACATGATCTTCAATGCCTGTATATTTATTAGTACAAATTGATTCAACTTTAAATTTTGATTTCAACATAGAGCGCCCTCGTAGTGCATCATGTTAAAACTCCTTATGGTTGCCAGTTCCTGCAAGAACTGATGTTGGTTTGTCTATATGATTGTCAAAGACCTCGGATTAAACTCCGGGGTTTTTGCTGTGCTTTAGATTTCAGCTGGGCTCAGCCTACATCAGCGACCAATTCGCCGATCCGCATAATATACTATTATTATTCATTATCCGCAACAGATGGTGCTGGCAATGACATCCATTGGGTTATATCTTCAAGCTTAAATTTAGAATCGGCTGAACGCCAACAATCTGGATATCGTTTAATAGTGCGTTTCATAATACGATCTTCACCCTCCCAAAGATATGCTAGTTGATAGCCATATGATCCATAAACGAGAACCATATCATTGTATTCAGGCATTCGCTCTGAGCATTTAATCCATTTCATTCTTCTTCCTTGATACTTTCATAATCTTTAATACATCCCATGATCGCCTCTTTAAATCCTGCTTCGAATTGGGATGCCTTATTGTCGTCTATTCGGTTGTCCATGTTCCGTTCGCTTTCTGTTCTGCTTTCATTCGTTCAAATTCAGCCTTCTTTTCTTTAGCTTTGGCGCGCCAGGCAGCATCTTTCTGCTTACAATATTCTTTATTTTGCTGATAATATTTCTTACTGCTTCTATAATAGCTGACTGGCCCTAATGGCTTTCTTACGCTTTCTTTACGCAATGCCCAGGTGGCGGAAGCTCTTTTATATTTACAATCAGTGCAGCCCTTACTGAGGCCATCTTTCAAACTGAAGGCTTTGACCGGCCTTTCATTGCCACAAACACATTTACAGAGATAAAAATTACCCTGCTTATGCGGGAAAATCTCTTCGCGTGTCATTTTTCTTATAACCGTCCAATCAGCGAACTTGTCTCCTTCTTTGAAGTTCAATGCCCCAATATTTTCTCTTGGTTGTATCTTCGAGAGAAGCTGCTTTTTCCTTCGCACAAATTCTCGATATTCCATAAAACCACCTCAAAACTCTAACGCTCCTTTTTCTTATCTTTTCTTGCTACGAGCGCCAATAATTTACAATAACTCAGCCAATTAACATCCTTGCCTTTCAGGAAATGCGACAATGACACATGGGAGATAGAACACTCCCGGGCCATAGATCGTATCGATTGCGGTCTCATTCGTTGCATAGCTTTGATTTTATCGCGCAGTTCTTCCTGCTGCTCAAAAGTCACTATCCCATAATTATCCATAACACTCCCTTTTCAGATTCACATGCCAAAAGTATAACATGCTCTGGACATTTTGGATATATTGGTTATAATGGAAATAACATTAATTACTTAAGCAGGATACTATTATGATTGCAGCTATAATGAGCACTATACATTTTCATACCACAGAAATCAGTCGTCTTAAGGGCTATTTAAAGCCGAACGCTCTGATTATTACCCACAAGAAAACAGATTGGGAAAAGGAAATCGAAAGCAAAATTCAATACCACAAATCACAGAATGATCGCATAAATGAATATTTGCTTGAAAGATTGGCTAAGGGACAACTTAGCAAGGAATCAAAATGTTAACACTTACGGGTATTATGCTTGCGGTGAATATGCAATCAGATTGTATTCATAATCTACAGCAAGAAAAGCTCAATCTTAATCCAACGCTACCAACCATAGTCATTCAAGAGCGCATGGGGCAAATTCAACAGCAAATTGACTATCATACACGGGTTAGGGATGGGTTATTTAAAGATTTCCAAACCGTCAGACGTTTAACCAGCGACCAATGGACGCGGCAAGGACAAGATTACGGGAGAAGATAGCAGGAAAATGACTTTATTACATAGAATTATGGCATGCGATTGCGAGCATCTCAAAGAAAGCAATAAACTTCTTTACGAACAATTAATCGTGATGAAAGAAAAAATGAATGCATTCGAAAAAGGCATAATGGTCGAGATTAAAGACAAGCATCATCCAATAAATGGTGAATGCAAAGGACATTCTATTATTGTAATTAAAGAAAATGATACTTAAATGAATACGCTAGAAGATTTTAAAAATCATTTATTCGGCAGAAAATTTAAAACAATCCTTGCAGATCCACCATGGCAGTTTGCAAACCGCACAGGAAAAGTTGCTCCGGAACATAAGAGACTTTCACGATATCCTACATTACCTTTGTCTGAGATTATGGATATACCAGTAAATGATGTTGCTGAAGCTGCATCACATTTATATTTGTGGGTTCCTAATGCCTTATTATCTGAAGGCTTACAAGTTATGCGCGCCTGGGGATTTACGTATAAAGCTAATATTGTTTGGTCTAAAATAAGAAAAGATGGCGGTCCAGATGGAAGAGGAGTTGGATTCTATTTCAGAAACACAACAGAACTTCTTCTCTTTGGTATAAAAGGAAAAATACGCACTTTGCAACCAGGGAGAACTCAAGTAAATATTATATCAACTCGTAAGCGAGAACATTCGAGAAAACCTGATGAACAATATTCTCTTATCGAATCTTGTAGTCCTGGCCCTTTTTTAGAATTATTTGCTCGTGGCGCGCAACCAGGGTGGGAAGTATGGGGAAATGAGGCTGGAAATGATTATTATACAAGGTGAAGATGAATGGGCAGAGTAGCTTGGAACCAGGGCAAGATTATGGGAGGAGATAATGTCTAATTTTGTAGGCTTTTTAATGTTACTAAACCTTATAGGTATAAATTGGTCACTCAGGAATATCCATGCACATTACATCAGCACAAAAAGCGCAAGTACTTACATTGCTCAATGAGTTCAAAGATAATGCTATTGTCATTGAAGAGAAATGTGACAAATGGGCGCGCGATATGCAGAATGAAAGCGATGAGATTCGGGAGCATATAGCAGAGATAACGCGCATGCAAAATCAGGTTAAGGAGCTCAGCTTACGTCTTGCCGGTCAATTAACGGCAGCTCCGTGGAACAAACCAAAAAAGGAACA